AAAAACAGTATATGCCTATACCTGCTTTATTAGCTGCTGCCCTACCTGCTATAGGTAGCGCTGCTGCCTCAACGTTAGGAACAATATTTACTAACAAACAACAAGCCAATGCTGCTCAACGTTCTTATGATATTCAAAGACGTGATTCATTAGCAGATTGGAAAATGCAAAATGACTATAATAGTCCCCAAATGCAAATGCAAAGATTTAAGGAAGCTGGATTAAATCCTAATCTTATATACAAACAAACAAACGAAGCTGCACCAGTTCGTAGTACAAATTACGATACTCCAAAATTTAATGCACCAACTCCAGATTTATCAATGATTGGTGGAGTAATGTCACAAAATGCAGACATAAAACTAAAAGAAGCTCAAACAAACAATTTAGCAAAACAAAACACAGTTATTGAACAAGACGCCTTATTAAGACAAGCACAAACTGCTGGAGAAATAGCAAGAACAACTTCAAACAATGACGCTAATAGACGTGCTAATGAACTACAAAAATTTAGTCTTCAAGCTGCAGAACAAAACCTTAGAAAAACAGATGTTGATATATCAAAAACAAAACTTGATATGTTATTAGGTTTTAGAAACGATTGGCGTCAAACATTAGCCAATTCAAAATCATTAGAAGAAGCTAATGCAAGAATTGCATCAATGGCAATTCAGAATGCAAAAACTCAACAAGAAAAGAATCAAATTATTCAATTTACTGAAAATTTGAAAAAAGACGGAACTTTAAAACAATTAGATATAGATTTACGAAGATTAGGTATAATGCCTAGTGATAATATTGCTGCTCGATTATTAGGTAGAGCATGGAATGGAATTTCAAAAGATTCTACTGGAAAACAAAAACCTGCAAAAACAATGTTTAAAGAACACTGGAATAATTAAAAAAAAACATATGAGAGTATATACACAAGACCAAATTTTAAGATTAGTTCGTTGGTATAATAGTTCAGATGAAAACGAAAAAAAGTTATTAAGACCATATATAGACCAAGCTATGGTAAAGTATTTTTCTCACAAATTAAAAACAAACAAATGCGTAGACGTTCAAAGTATCGACGCTCATCTCGAAAGGGCGGTTATGGCCGAAGAAGTAAAGTAAGCCGAACTTATTATGTAAGTAGAGGCGGAATTAGACTATAACATAAGGCGGTTAGTCACCGCCTATTAACAAATTGTTCTAAAATTAAACAAAAACAAAAACAAATGGCAAGGAATTTATTCAACTCCATTAAGTTAACAAAGCCAAAAAAAAATGTCTTTGATTTAACACACGATGTTAAGCTTTCAGCTAACATGGGTAATTTAACCCCTATTCTTACAATGGAATGTGTCCCTGGTGACAAATTCGATTTATCATGTGAATCCCTTATTAGATTTGCACCTTTAGTTGCTCCAGTTATGCATAGAATGGATGTAACAATGCATTATTTCTTTGTACCAAATCGTATTTTGTGGGATAATTGGGAAAAGTTTATAACAGACGCTAATAGTGGTATTGTATCACCTACTGTTGGTTATTCAGATTCATCATATTTCGATGATAAAAAAGCTTTCATGGATTATATGGGAGTACCCCCAGTACCATCAGGTGGAACAAACCAATTAATTAATGCATTACCATTAGCTGCATATCAATGTATTTATAATGAGTATTATAGAGATCAAAATTTAATTTCTCCAGTTAATTATAAATTAACAGACGGAAACAATGATGTAAATCGCCCTGAGTTAATGAAACTTAGAAAAAGAGCTTGGGAACATGATTATTTTACTGCTTCACTACCTTTTGCTCAAAAAGGTGCTGCTGTAGATATACCAATTGGCTTAGTAGAAGGTGATTTACCCGTTTATTTAAACAGTTCAAACGGAACTACATTAAATGGTTCTCCATCATCTGTAAATGTAGCTGCACAAGGCGGTAGAACAGATGTTCCAACAGATAGTTTATACGCTGATACATCAAATGCTGAAATTGAACCAACAACAATCAATGATTTACGTCGTGCTTTTAGATTGCAAGAATGGCTAGAAAAGAATGCTCGTGGCGGTACCCGTTATATTGAAAATATTTTAACACATTTTGGTGTTAAATCTTCTGACGCCCGTTTACAAAGACCTGAATATATTACTGGTGTTAAATCTCCAGTAGTTATTAGCGAAGTATTACAAACTGGACAATCAGATTCAACACCTCAAGGAAATATGGCTGGACATGGTATTTCTGTAACTAGTGGACGTGCTGGTAGTTATTTCTGTGAAGAACATGGTTATATAATTGGTATTATGTCAGTTATGCCAAAAACTGCATATCAACAAGGTATTCCTAAAACATATTTAAAAAATGATCCTTTAGATTATTTTTGGCCTTCATTTGCAAATATTGGTGAACAACCAGTTACAAAAAATGAAATTTATGCATATACATCAAATGCAAATGATACATTTGGTTATGTACCTCGTTATGCTGAATATAAATATATGCCAAGTCGTGTTGCAGGAGAATTTCGTACCTCAAAATTAGATTTTTGGCACTTAGGAAGAATATTTGATACTGAGCCGAATTTAAATCAAACATTTGTAGAATGTAATCCAACAACTCGTGTATTTGCCGTAGAAGATGTAGAAGGTGACCATTTATATTGTCATGTATTAAATAAAATTCGTGCTATTAGGCCAATGCCTAAATATGGTACACCAATGTTTTAAATATGAGTACAAGGTGTATAACACCTTTTTATAAGAAAGAACTTATAAAGGGTGTACATATACCCTTTCCATGTGGTAAATGCCCCCCATGTATGAAACGCAGAACCTCTGGTTGGTCGTTTAGGTTAGTTAAAGAAGGAGAGCGGAGCAATTCCGCTCTCTTTGTAACCTTAACTTATGATACTGCCTTTGTACCTATCACAAATAATGGGTATATGACATTAGATAAAAAAGATTTACAAAAATTTTTTAAAAGGTTAAGAAAATTAACAAATGAAAAACTTAAATATTATGCCGTTGGGGAATACGGCTCTACAAAAATGCGTCCGCATTATCATATCATTCTTTATAATGCTGACAAAGAACATATTACTCGCGCTTGGGCTCTTAATAATTATGCTATTGGCACTAATTATATTGGCGATGTTAGTGCTGCCAGTATCGGTTATACGTTAAAGTATATGTGTAAACAATCTAAAATACCAATTCATAGAAATGATGATAGACAGAAAGAATTTTCTGTAATGTCTAAAGGTTTAGGTGCAAATTATTTAACAAAAAATATGATTAAATGGCACAAAGATGATTTAGAAAATCGTATGTATGTACCTATGTTAGATGGCAAAAAGATTGCTATGCCAAGATATTATAAAGATAAAATGTATAACCAAGATGAAAAGGATAAAATTGCGTTACATATTGGTAAAATAAGCAAAGAAAAAGATTTGGAAATGGAAAAACAATTTACCAGTTTTACAGAACAAGAAAAGGTTATGTCTGAAAGACATATACAACAATTTAAAAAAATGTATAAAAATTCAATTCAAGAACGTAAAAAATCAAATTTATGAGAATAAAGCATACAATGAATGCACAAGAGTTTGTCAGTGACGGCGAGGTTAATGACCTTCCGTCTCAAACAATTCCAGATCAAACATTATCTGTCAGAGAATTATTAGTTCGTTATGCTAAAGGTTTACCTTTAGAAGGTTTAAAACAACCTATATGGGAAGGTGAAGATGGCGATGCTATAGACCCTCGTAGACTCGATTTAGCAGAACGTCAAGAACTTGAAATACAAGCTCGTCAAGAACTTGCCGAAATCGAAGAACGTTTAAAGAGCAAAAAAGTAGAAAAAACAACTGCTAAGTTGTCAAAAGAGGATATCGAAGATATCCAAAGTCAAGATGTTAAAAACATCTAAAAACGGAGTAAAACGGCTGTGCAAACTTGTTTGCATGGCTGTTTTAATCAAGACAAGCGTAGCGCGTCAGAAAATAAACACTAATACACTCTTGATATATTAGTGTTTATTGACACTAAAGATATATATTTGGAAAGTGAATAAGGAACTAGGTAGCGCAGCGTACGACGGACGATATGAACAAAACAAAATAAATATATTGTGTCACAAAAAAAACAAAAAAAATGGACCCGTTTACATTAGGTGCAATAGTACAAGGTGGAGCCGCTTTGGTTAATACAGGCTCACAACTATTCACAAACGCAAAAAATAGACAAAATGCTCTAGACGATTGGAATCGTCAAAATGCATATAATAGTCCAGCTCAACAGATGGCTAGATTTAAAGAAGCGGGACTTAACCCGAATCTTATATACAAACAAACAAATGAAGCTGCTCCTGTACGTAGTACTGATTATGTAGCCCCAAAATTAGATGCTGATATTACAGGCATGATGGGTAAATATGCAGATTATAAACAAAAACAAGTTCAAACTGAACTTCAAAGCCAGGCAATTCAGAATGCCTTAGAAGACTTAAAAACAAAAAAGCTCACAAACGAAGGTTTAGCTATTAGAAATAAAATATTAGCTGATTCTCAGTCAGAACAAACAGATGCTTATGCAATTAAGAACAGAGTTGCAAATGCATCATATGATAGACTTATTGCTGGTGCTAACTTAGATAGACAAACTTTGAGTCAACGAAATCAAACCAATCCATTGCAAGTAAAAACAATGGAACAACAATTTAAAGCATTATCTACAAATAATGATTTTCAAAAGCTTAATCTTATGCAAAAATATGAGATTGGTCAAATAACAAAAGACAATTTAAAAGAAATTGGCGAAGGAATAAAAACTCAAAATGGTTTAAAAGCATTTGAATTAAAAATGCGTCAATCATTAGATGAATTAAAAATAGGTAGCGGTTTAGCCCAAGACATTATTAAAATTTTAATATCTAAAATTTTCTAAAATGAGAGTATATACACAAGATGAAATTTTAAGATTAATCAGATGGTATAACAATTCAGATGAAAACGAAAAAAAGTTATTAAGACCATATATAGATCATGCTATGGTAAAGTATTTTTCTCACAAATTAAAAACAAAAAAATGCGTAGACGAACAAAGTATCGCGGCTCATCTAGAAAGCGCGGTTATGGCAAATCCTACGGGAAACGTAGTAAAGTAAGCCGAACTTATTATGTAAGTAGAGGCGGAATTAGACTATAAATATAAAAGCGGTTAGTCACCGCTTTAATTAAGTTTTATAAACTTAATTAAAAAATTATTAAAAAACAAAAAATTAAAAAAAATGGCAAGGAATTTATTCAATTCTATTAAGTTAACAAAGCCTAAAAAAAATGTCTTTGATTTAACTCACGATGTTAAGCTTTCAGCTGACATGGGTAATTTAACCCCAATTTTAACTATGGAGTGTGTACCAGGAGATAAATTTGATATCTCTTGTGAATCTTTAATTCGCTTTGCTCCTTTAGTAGCACCTGTTATGCATCGCATGGACGTAACTATGCATTATTTCTTTGTACCAAACCGAATTTTATGGGATGGTTGGGAAAAATTTATAACCGATGCAAATAGTGAACGTGTATTACCATATTTTAATTACACTAGTTCTACAGTTTTTAATCCTTATAAAAAGTTTATGGATTATATGGGTGTACCACCAATTCAAAACTCAGGAACACAATCTACTTCACAACATATTAATTTATTACCATTTGCTGCATATCAAGCAATATATAATGAGTATTATCGTGATCAAAATTTAGTTCCTCCTGTTGATTATAAATTAGTAGATGGAAATCAAGCTGCTGCAAGATTTATTACTATGCGTAAAAGAGCATGGGAACATGATTATTTTACTGCTTCTTTACCTTTTGCACAAAAAGGTGCTGCTGTAGATATACCTATTGGTTTAGTAGAAGGTGATTTACCAGTTTATTTAAATAGTTCAAATGGTACTACTTTAAATGGTTCTCCTTCATCTGTAAATGTTGGTGCTCAAGGTGGTCGTACTGATGTACCTGCTGATAGTTTATATGCAGATACTTCAAATGCTGAAATAGAGCCTACAACTATTAATGACTTAAGACGTGCTTTTCGTTTACAAGAATGGTTAGAAAAAAATGCACGTGGTGGAACTAGATATATTGAAAATATATTAACTCATTTTGGTGTAAAATCATCCGATGCTAGATTGCAAAGACCTGAATATATTACTGGTGTAAAAACTCCTGTAGTTATTAGTGAAGTACTACAAACTGGACAATCTGATACTACCCCACAAGGAAACATGGCTGGTCATGGTATTGCTGTATCAAGTGGTAGAGCTGGTTCTTATTTCTGTGAAGAACATGGTTATATTATTGGAATTATGTCTGTTATGCCAAAAACTGCTTATCAACAAGGTATTCCTAAAACTTATTTGAAAAATGATCCCTTAGAATTTTTCTGGCCTTCATTCGCTAATATTGGTGAACAGGAAGTAACTAAAAATGAATTATTTGCTTATACTGAAACTGCAAATGATACCTTTGGATATGTACCTCGTTATGCAGAATATAAATTTATGCCTAGTAGAGTTGCTGGAGATTTTAGAACTACATTAGATTATTGGCACCTTGGTCGTATATTTGATACAGAACCTAATTTAAATGAAACGTTTGTAGAATGTAATCCTACAAAACGTGTATTTGCTGTTGAAGATCCATCAGGTGATTCATTATATTGTCACGTATTAAATAAAATTCGTGCTATTAGGCCTATGCCAAAGTATGGTACTCCAATGTTTTAATTATGAGTACTAGGTGTATTACACCATTTTACAAGAAAGAACTTGTTAAAGGTGAACATATACCCTTCCCATGTGGTAAATGTCCCCCATGTATGAAACGCAGAACCTCAGGTTGGTCGTTTAGGTTAGTTAAAGAAGGAGAGCGGAGCAATTCCGCTCTCTTTGTAACCTTAACTTATGATACTGCCTTTGTACCTATCACAAAAAATGGGTATATGACATTAGATAAAAAAGATTTACAAAAATTTTTTAAAAGGTTAAGAAAACTTACAA